AATCCTTCTTTTCTACCAGATATTTCTTGAGCGGCAGTTTCGTATGTATTAAGAGCTTCTAAAGCCTGTTTTGCCTCTTCTTTTTGCTTTAAGTCTTTTGATTCTTTAAAAATCTTATTATATTTTTCTTTAAGTATATCGATTTCTTCTTGAGATAGTGTTTGTTTACCTTCTTTAAGTTGATCTACTCTTGATTTAAAATTGTCTATATATTTACTAAAATCAGAGTTAGTAGAAAAAGCTTGCTTTACAACCATACCTACCATATCTCCAATGTTTGATCCTAATTTAATGTCTCCACTTATTAATTTATTTTCCATTAAAGTAATCAAATGTGGTGCTATTTTTTGTGCTTTCGCGCTGGCTTCTTCTTTTGATTTTCCTAATTGTTCATAGAGGGGTGCTTTTTGTTTGTTCGTTTCTTGTATCTCTTTAGAAATAGCCTTTAATGCCCTTTCTAAATCTGACTTTCTTTTCTGCTGCTCAACTGATAAAGGACCATTTTTGTTTAATTTATTTAATTTCGATAATTCGTCAGTATAAACCTTGCTTTTTTTCTGTAATTCAACTTGTCTGTCATTAATAGTATCAAGTGACTTTTGAATTCTTTCTTGTTGTTCTTTTTGAATTTCAAATGGATTGGATGTTTTGTCGCCCTTCATAACCCAATCCCAGAAACTTTCAAGTTTCTCCCAGATCCACTTAAAAAAGTCTCCAGTAATTCCAAAGAATTTTTGAATCCATCCATCGCCTTTATCGTTCCACAAAAGAGCAATGCCTTTTTGAATCCATCCATCGCCTTTATCGTTCCACAAAAGAGCAATGCCTTTTTGAATCCATCCATCACCTTTATCGTTCCAAAAATACTTACCAATATCTTCCCACCATCCACCCATTTTATCAAGTATACCACTAAAGAATCCACCCTTTTCGGGTGTGCCTGGTTTTGTGTTTTTATCTCCACCCCACCATCCAAAGAATCTTCCTAATAGATATATACCAACACCTATAAGAAGAAGAATACCAATCCAAGGAGCAAAAGCGGCTATGATTGCTGTTACGATAGTCTGAACTAAAGTCTTGGCAATAACCCAAGCTACTTTAACTACAGTCACCGCAATTGTTTTAAGTGTTTGCCAAACAAGAGTGAATACGAATTTAGCAATTGACTTTATAGCACCCCACATAACACCGACAATGAAACTAAATACTTTTGAAACTATCTTAAACATAAAAGCGAATGCTTGTTTAACAACCCAAAATAATCCTTGGAAAACTTTACCAACAACCCACATCAATCCTTTAACTAATTTCAATACACCTAACATAGCATATTTAATAGTCCCTACTACGAGACTATAAGCAGCTTTAACTGTCCAAATAAGTCCTTGTTTTAACTTATTTAATGCCCAACCAACCCCAGCTATAATTTTCCCAGGAAGAGCTTTAACAAACTCAATTGGGTGCATTATAGCATTTTTGAGTTTAGCAAATCCAGCCTTAACCATACCAGTTAAAGCCGAAAGATTTGTTGAAATCATACTAATTTTACTTGCAACATAATCAAGAGCACCATTAATGGCTTCTTTAGTCTTTGTACCTATGAATTGGGCAGCAGCGTTAATTTTCTCACCAGCAAACTCACCAAATGCGGTGAGTTTTTCTTCCATCATCATCTGGGTTTCTTTTTTAGTTTCCTCATATGTTGCTTCTATTGACATATAAGATAAAGCGACATTATCAGCATACTTTCTAATATCAGCTTTAATAGCAGTATTAGCGGCATCTCTTTCTTTGGTATAAACTCTCTCAAGATACTTTGCTCGTCTTTCGGCATCTACTTTAATATAATTAAAGTTAACCCTAATATCATTCATAATAACATCAACTGCTTGACGAGTTTTAATTGACCCCTCTTGATATAATTTATTTAACTTATCTGTGGTTTCTTTAAGTTCTTTAGGAAACTCATTTGCTAATTCATTTTGTTTCTTCTTTAACTCATCAATAGCATCCTTAATAAGTTCTAATTCTTCATTAGCGGCTTTCGTTATTGGTTTTATTAATTTATCTTGTAGTACGTTAGCCATGATGTTACTTTAGGTTGCTTGTATTGGTCTTGGTGCCGAAAGCCCCTGCAATGGTCTTACAAATGACTTCAACGCTCTTACGGGCGAACTCGAAGGTATTTTTAATGAACTCTTGCTTGTTCTTAGCTTCGGCATCAAACTTCTCCTTGAATACCTTTCTATAAATCTCAAATTCGTGAAGGTCTATATTATCTACCTCCCCTATATTTATAGAAGGCGCAGCCCAGATGACCAATTCAATGCACTCGTTGAGGATAGCTTTATAGCAGCTATCCATCAACATTAGCTGATAAAAAAAACGGCTATATTAACCTCTTGCTCTTCTTCGTGTCCGCATTTCTCGCACTTGAATTCAAAAGGCATCTTAACACCGAAATCAGTGTTCTTGAAGTATTCAAAGACAGTATCTAATTCGGATGCTGGGAGATTCTCAAAGAAGTCAATTGTTTCTTCGGTTGAAAGTTTAACCTCAGATTCAATATCATCTTGCTTCATATTAATTGACTTGATAATACCCGCCATTAATGCAAAATTCTTTTCTGATGTGGAGGTTAATTTAGCCTTCTTAATGTATCTTTCAATCTCAATTTCCTTTTCTCTAGTCATAGGACCGAGAAGTAACTTAATATTCCCATTAGCCAAAACTAACTCATCACCCTTTTCTGGTTTTGAGTAGGATTTAACATACATGGAGTTTAAATCATAGACGATCTCTTTATTAACATGACCGCATGTTGGGCATTCGTGGGCAATCTTAGCAGTAGTTCCAGCAGCAGAAACTCTAATATGCACTAAAAGTTGGAATCTTTCTTGGGATGTTAAAGTATTAACATTAAAAGTTGAACCATCAGCATATTCGGCATATTTCTCAATAACCTCATCAAGAGCTTTATTAATAATAGTTTCGTTTTTAGATTCAATTGCTTTTAGAATCTCTTTCTTATCCTTTATCTTTAAAGGTTTTACGAATACTTCCTTCTGTGAATAGCAAAGTTTAATCGCATTTTCTGGTGCGGATTTGGTTGCATACATCTTCTTTAAATCAGTCAACGAAAAATTCGGTCTGTCGCTCATAAAAGCTCCTTATTGTTTAATTATTATAACAGATTTATTAGATTATATTAAAGGTACTTGTGGAACGGCTTTTCCGCCGTACACATCAAATAAACCAGTCATATTGTTTTGTGGTGTGCCCTCTTTAGGGGGGCGACCAACAACACCACTTAAATTTAATCCACTTTGGGTATCAGTACCAGTTGCTAACTGGATTCCTTTTTCAAGCATATTACCACTGTCAACTGAGAAGTAGTCATAAGCAAAGGTAACGGTTAATTTAGAATAATCTGTTTTATCGTGACCTAACTCAATTTGACCGACTTCCATTGGAAACATACCTATGAATTGATATGTTTGAACCTTCTCACCAATTCTGGATAGTTGATGTACTTTACAGCCATCATATTTGTACGAATGCGGTGATGCGTTTGAATTTTGATGTGGGTCATATGCTTGAGACATCCATGCCAAAAATTTACTTCTTAGAGAATAAACTTGGTCATTAAGGAACTCAACTGTCCAATTTGCAAAGGTTGCTCCATTAACGACTTTTCTTTTAGCTCCTTGGAATTCAAACTCATCCACATTAAGGGCGTATGCTGGAATTGAGGTTGACATAGCGAATGCTGTTAGTTTTCTTGCATCTGTTTCTATGTTTGGCATTTCTACCATAAACAAGTATGGACGAGAAACATCATCAATGATTTTCCTAAAACTATGTAGGTTAAAGCTCGTATCGTTACCAAAATCTTTAGGAAATGGCATTTATATTACCCTTTAAAAACAGACCAATACCGTATAAACGATATTGGTCCATTATAACATACTTCACACAGTTAATTATTAGGCTCCACCGTTTGTGGCGGTGTTTCCTGACTGTGTATTGATATCCGTTTCGCCAGAGAGAGCAGTAAGGTCGGTCTGAGCGCCAATACCAGTTGCACCAATTTGGAAAGCGTTTTCGGTTGGTACGAATGGGTTGGAAGCATCCAATGTGTAGTAGTCATATGCGAATTCAACTGGGAACTTACTCCACCCAGTTTCTTCGTGTGATAACTGAATGTCACCAACTGAGGTTGGGAACAAACCGACGAACTGATAAGTTGCGATACGAGCGCCGTTTCTTGCTAACTGGACAACTTTAGCAAGGTCGTATTTATATGAAACTGGAGCACCTGCTTGTAATCTCTGGATATCATAAGCAGTCTGCACCCAACTCATGAAGCGGTTACGAAGAGCATGAAGTTCATCGCAAAGGAACTCTACTTGCCAAGTTCCTTCAACATTTGCTGGGCCAGCTAATCGAAGCTTTTGTGATTGGAAAGGCACTTCAATGGTGCTGACCGAATACTTTGGTAAGCTTGAGGTACGGGCAAATGCCGTTACTTTTGCTGTATTCGTATCAATATTAGGCATCTCTATCATGAATAAGTATGGACGGCTTACATCACGAATGGTCTGACGGAAGCTATAGAGATTCATTGGTTCTACATCTGATGGGAATGGCATAGGTTTCTCCTGTTTATTTCTTTAATTTATTAAGCTCCACCGACTACTTCTGAGAAGCTCCACCGACTACTTCTGAGAAGCTCACACCAGTATTTACGGCAGTAAATACGAGTTTGATGAACTCAATTGCGCGGGTTGGTTTAACGAGTATCTCAGCGACGAATTCGTTACGATCAACAACGTCTGGTGGGTTGTTTGATGCATCACAGACAACAAGGAAGTCACTTACGCCGCGACGAACCTTAACATCTGATAAGAAGCCGTTAACAATTCCACGGAATCTGCTACGAGTAATCTCGTCATTGATTTCAAAGAGGAAGTAACGAGCCAACTTCTCAATTGAACGCTCCATATGTAGGAACAAACGACGGACATTGATTCTATCGAAGGCACTTGGACGAGCCTGAAGTGTCTTTTGACCCCAAATAACGATGCCTTGACCAACAAAGTTAACAATTGGGTTGATTCTGTTGACATACATAACATCTCTTTGTGGTTTGTCTGGGGTAATTGCAACATCGGTTATGCCGTCAATAACACCACGATTCAATCCTGCTGGAGCATACCACTGAGCGGTGTTGAAGTCAACACGAGCAACGGTTGCTCCGACATAACCCGTTGCTGGAACCCAGCGTTCAACTTCATTGTATCTATCGAAAATCTTGAAGTATTGACCGTAGATTGCAGAGTACGAAGAGTTAATGTTCAAATCACTTGCTACATAGTTCTTCATACTGGTTACATATTGAGCAATTGGACGATGGGTTGATATGTTAACCATCTTATCTTCTGGGACATTAAGAATAACGAAACAATCCTTACGGATATTCTTTGCAATATCATCAAGGGCCTGCTTGAGAACAGTTGGATAATCTGGATCAAGGAACACATCAAGATCTAAGGTTTCTTTGTTTGTGAACCATTCTCTCCATTGAGATTCAATTTCACCATTCAAGTCGCCAAGAGAGGCGGTTAAAGCATCTGCACCAGCTAAGTTAATCTTTCCAGTTGTAACTGGTTCAATTCCAGAGGCGAGGGTTGGGTCGCCACCAATGAAGAAGTAAATGTATTTACTGTTTCCATTAATTACCTCTGGAGCAAACATCTTGTTCCCCAAATCATCCACTTTGTCTGGAGTATTTGAAACGAGGTATTGTTCTACCAAGTTTCCTTTTGGATCATATACGAACAAAGCAAACTCATCGCTATTGACATATGTTGATGTATTTGTATCAAGAGTTGCTTGTGGACCATACTCAAATGAGGTATACTGGTCAAGAAGGCCAGTGTCAAGATACCAAACTTGTTTAGCATCAATTACATCTGATGTAATAAGGTCATCTTTGACAAGAGAGCAAGAGAGGTAGTCACCAGCGTCAGTGTAGTAAGCATCGCTTGATGCTGGTGGGGTCGTACCATCCCAAACAGCGTCACCAGAAAGTGCTGGAGTACCAGTGTAATATTTCTGGATGATTGCTTGCTTGGCTTGTGTGGTTACGGCCTGTGAATACTCTTCTTTAAGCTCAAGAAGGGTCTTGTAGTCAACTGAGTTAATAGTGACAATTTGAACACCTTCATAGTAAGGACCAGCACCAACGGCATAAACGTGGAAGAATTCTGAGCCACCACCAGTATTGAATACTGGAACATTACCATTCATTGCCTCTGAGTCACCAACATTATCATATGTGAGAGGATAGAATTCTGCTGCCTTTGGAGTTGGGTAGGAACTAATGAGTGCGCCACCGCAAGCGGTGAATGCACCAGAAGTACCAACAGTAACACCAGCGCAAAGCTTGGTCTTATCTTCTGTTCTAACAACCCAAAGCTGATCAGAAGCTTTGAGGAAGGCAGACGCGGTGAACCAATGCTTGAAGTTCACATTATCGGGTTCACCGAAAGTTTCAACAAATGTCTTTTCATCATTGATTAAAATTGGTTTATTGATAGCTCCTTTTTCGGCAGCTATGACTATTGCACCGACACTTGATGTAACGGTTGGGATTCTTACGGTGAAATCGCGTTCAATAATTTCTACGCCTGGTGAGAGTTGTGCCATATAAAAGCTCCTTTATATCTGTGAAGTATTTATAATGGCAACTCCATAATTATAAATTTTTATATTTTATCATACTTTTCTATCTTATTTATATAAACCTAAAATTTACTTAGTTCACTTTGAAAGTCATTTGATGAATTGTTGCCAAAAAAAGACTTCATAAAGGTGGAGGCGATTTGTTCATCTTCGGATTGTTCTGTTTTATCATTATTAATATTAGTGATTGGCTTCTGTGTGCTACCCAAGATTCCGTCTTTTTTTAAATAGAATATATGATCTTCCCAGAACTTTGAACGAAGAGCATATGAAACCCAATATGTTGAAGAAACGGTATCGTCAAAATAGTTGTTTCCGCTTCTAGCCTTAAAGACCCCTGGACGGACTTCTTCAAAGTAACCCAACTCAGCAACTTCGGCATTGGAGTTAATGATTAATAAATTGTTCTCTAAATCTTCCTTCATATAGGTACAAGCTAGAGGCTTTGTTTTAACATTAGCATTAACCCCATATTCTTGCTTTTCATAATCAAAATAGGTATTTTCATATTCATGTTCTTGGAATAAGGCATCTGCAACAACGGCACCTATTTGATTGTTTTCAATAACTACAACGGGGTTATACCATTGTTTAGTTAGCCAAACTAGTTTTAAAACGAAATCAAACAGAGGAATATCATTCTTTCTAAACATAGCAACTTGTTCGTATTTCCCGTTGATATGCCAATCTGTCACATCAAAGATGTTTGCAACAGAGAAGTCCGAGTTTGCACCTTTAGCTACATCACCACCTATCATATATAGTCTATTTCTTTGTGGTCGCTTCCAGATATGGTATCCTGGTTCTGGTTTTAGAATAGGATCAATACCTCGCATATTCATTAACTTATCACCCTCAATGAGAGTATGCGAAGAACCAGTAAAGTTTAAATCATATTCTTGAGCAAACTTTATCTTACCACCATCACCAAAGGCCGAAATAATGTTTTGCTTCCACTCTTCGCTTCTTCCAGGCACAGCATTCCAACCAGCCTTGTGTGGAACGAAACTATTTCCTTCAAGGTCTAATGTTGCTTTCCTCCATAAGTCATAGTAAAGGCCAGCGGCACCGTTTGGTGTAGAAACGATAATAACTCTACCAGAATCACCACCAATGGTTGGGAGGATAGCGGTCCAGAATTCGTCTGCGATATTTGCAGGCAAGTGAGCGAACTCATCCACATAAAGTAAGTTAATAGATTGACCACGAATAGCATCTTTTGAAGTAGCAGCAGCAAGAATCTTGGAACCATTATCAAACTCAATATTAAGTTCGTTCCATTCTTTCTGTCCTGGTTTTAACCAATCTGGCATTTCATAATATGCATTCTTAATATCATCCATCAATTCAGTGGCAGCCCTTTGTTTGTTAGCAAGAACAGCAACAGTATAATCTTTTGTGAAAAAAGTAATCCAAAGAATGAACATACATGAAATGGTTGACTTACCAACCTGACGAGCAGCACAAAGGATATTATGACGATTCTTAACAAATGACTTAACTATATTCTTCTGAAAGTCGTAAAGTTGCATCAATTGCTTGCCCTTACTATTATGAGTTGATACTATGTGGTAGTATTTCTCAGCGAAATAGATAGGGTCTTGAGAGCATTTAATATACTCTTGAAGCATCTCTGGGGTGTATTCAATTTTCGTATCGGGTCTTTTAGTACCCTTTTGAGTAAAATTAATAGGCATTAGACTTTATCCGCATCAATTGTCTTGGTCTTGTCGCCTTGAACCTTCTTCATCATCTCAAGAATTTCCCCAGGTGTCCCGAAGAAGTTATTATTTTGAGTTAATTTAGCTTGACCGCCACTATTGGCATTTACAAGTGCCTTTTTAATCTCATTACCCTCTCTAGCAATAAGATTCTTCTCCTTCTTTACCTCTACCTCTTGAAGTTCCTTAGCAGCAGTTGTAACGGCATTTAAAGCCGCTGCAAGGCATTCAACGGCTCTACCCTCTGCATGGGCTTCAACTTCGGTTTGGAGAGTTCTACTGGTCTGTAAACCTATCTCCATAACCTCTCTTAAAGCTTGTTTAACATAATCCTCATCCCCAGACTTCCTTCTAGCTTCAATCTGGTCCTTCATTTTTTGAATATTTTCAAGTTTCTCTTTAAACTTCTCTTCGTCAACAGAAGGTTTATCATCTTTATTAAGGCTACTTAATTCGTCTTTAATATCAAGGACATTTTTAAGGCTGTCATCAACTTCGGTCATATTATGCCTCCACTATGTTCCATACTAACTTATATCCATCAATACTAGGTGGGGATGATAGTTTAACAACGAAATTACCGTTATTAATACTTACGATACCATCAACGAGAATGTTTACTTCCTCTGTTGTATTATAAATCTCAACCATTGGAATAGAGGTTGAAAGAATTCTTGAATCTACGATTGTTATTGTGTCTGAGCCAATTGGGATATCAAATACAAGATCACCAATAACCTCAACTTTCCAAACAACTTTATAGTCTGGGGAAGTTGGGACAGCAGATAATTGAATTACACAAGATCCATCAGCGACACTTAAGACACTTGAGGTTAATGGTGGGAAACCACTTGGTGTCACTACATATGAACTAATGATAGAGGATGCTCTAATCTTACTATCAACAACAGTAATAGTATCAGTTGTCGTTAAGTTACTTGGGGTTGTATTAGTGATTCCGAATAAGTCCGCTTCACCAAGATTTGGATCTCTTCTAACCATAGCGTCTATAAGGGGTCTTGGAAGATGATTAGGTGGTATTGTGTTTGGTTGGGTAGGTAATCCAGAAACCTCATCATAATACTGCCCCATATAAATTTCATCTTCTGCTTTGAATTCCTTTATAAAGCTCCTTAAAGATTCTTCAATGTCAACAAAGCAAGCTCCTCCAGAAACAGATGAATCTATTACGAGAGTTTCACCTTGTGCTTTATCAAATGGAAGAGGTTGACCAATGTTAAGGTACATTCTTTGAATTGGTCTTGAAATTGGATTCTCTGGTTTATAAAAATTCATTTCCATATTGAAAGCTATGGTTGCTTGCAAGACTCTTCGATCTGGTTGATTTAACTCATAGACGAAATTAAGATTTTCAGATTCTTTAGTTACTTTACATTTTCTTTCAGAACCGATTCCTTTTTCATAGAGGGAAACATATGCTTCTGGATGAAAAAATGGAAGGATATTTTCTAATAGTTGTGCCAAGTCATCCATATACTTAGCCCATAAAGTGACTTCAAAATTTAATTTATAAGGGACCGTTTGAATATCTGTGTGGACATATTTCTCATCGCAACCATCTTCGTCTTTATCAGCATATTCAACATAAAGTCTTCTCTTATCTCTTTGACCCTTCATTCTTTCGGTATCAAGAGATATTCCATTCCAAACAATTGAAATTGATGGAAGGTAATTTTCGTAAACGATACCTTGTTGATTTGGGTTTTGATCCCAATTTCCATTCGTTAAGGCGGAAACTACCTTCTCTTTTGGGGTAAGATAAACAGGTACTTGCTTACTGCGGACAGCTTTGCCTTCGGCATCATAGACATAAACATGCATATCATTGAAGATATCACTAAATGCGGCTATATGGTGCCATATGCATTTATTATAATAGTAGTTTTTTATGGGACACCTCTTTGTTATTGTAGGATACCCCTATTTATAATAACAAAGAGATAAGTTGCTTATAGGTTCTTAAGAACCTGTAGGAACATGGATTTCTCACGAAGCATAGTCTCGTAAATAACCTTGGATTTATCATCATCCACTTCAAGGTCGTTAAGAATGTCTGTGCAAAATTCAATCTCTTTTTCGTAAGAAACTATAAGGGACTTGATTTTATGTGGTAATGCTAATTTTGATAGTTCATCAATATCAGTCATAAATCCTCCTTATGCGAAGATTATAACATATATTTTTGGTTTGTCAAATAAATTTTTCTTTAGATTTATTGTAAGCATCTACAACGAAACTATTTAAGTAATTGATGTCCTCTGGAGTAATAGTCTTTAAGTTTACTTTTCTCCCATTACTTTTAAACTTCTTTGTAAATTGAACGAGAAATTGGGTTGCTGGGTTAGAAGGATCTTGACTGAAATCAGTTAATCCCTTTATGAAATTTTCTGCACTTGTGATTTGATAGAGTGGTTGTTTCTCGTCTGAATAATATTCTCCACTAAATAAATCAATAAGATATTTTTTAAATTCTTCTTCGGTTGCCCACTTCTCCATTTGAAGATCAAGTATTTTTCCATCCTTATCTGGAAGATTATCAAAATATGGCATCTCATTAATAATAGACTCATCAATACCAGCAGCATCTAAAGCATCATAATAGTCTGGACGCTCCGAAACATGGTCCTTTGCAATCTCTTTTTGCTCATCTGGATCATCTGTATGTTCAGCCTCTACATCCTTGCCTTTCTCTATTTGAGCAGTAATATCACTTAAAGAAACTTTATGTTTCTTAGCAAGGTCTTCTGGTGTCTTATTATCTGATAAACCACCTTTAAGTTTCTCTTCTTCTCTGCATGCTTCTTTTGGTAACGGAAGAATCTTAGGGAATCCTACTGATTCCTTAAAGAGACTTTTAAGTTTATTTCTAATGAGTTTCCTCATTACCAATCTCCCCAATAAGTTCTATCCCTCTTGAGAACAATACCGCCAGATCGAATTCCAGTTAACGTATCAACTTTTCCTTCGGTAATTTCTCTGATAGCGGCATTATCAGCCACTTTTCCACCACCGCCATTCACATCATCTTCCATATTAAGGGTTTTTGGTTTTGGGACATTATACTTGTCTCTAACTCTTCCAGATCCGTCAGGAACTAGTGCATCTGCGGGTGCGCCAGGAACTAAATTACCTTGAGCATCTGTAACCCCATACTGTTCTCCAGAAATTTCTCTGTTCTTACATGTTAAAACATAAACATTCTTTTGACCGAATATATTACCTTCTAGTCCTAATGTCATCCAATCAACATGGATAACCTCATAACCAAGGTTACTTACATGTGGAAGATAAAAATTATCTGAAGGCAAGGGATCTCTTGCTACTAATTTTCTAAAAGTTGGCAAGTGTATATATATTTGGAACTCAACTTGAGTAATTTCACCGAACCCGTTGTAAACAAGATTTTCTTCAAATGCTCCATCTTTAACAATAGTAGTTAATTGACGTTTATACATATATCGTTTAGTCGTGTCTTCGCCAAATATTCTATCTTTGTTGTAATTAACATCAACGGGATAGAAATCGATTGGGATGCCACTTATGGCAAATACTTCTGCCATTGCATTATCATACATTTGTGTTTCATTGTATTGACCCCAAGGACCAGTAAATTGCTTAAAGTATTTCTTTTTAGATAGGGGATTATTTAAACCAGTCATTTTTTCCCTTAATTTTTATCCTACGAAGAATCCTTGTGGTTCTCCGTATTTGTTATCAGCAATCTCTTGTTCAAGTTTCTCAATTTCCTCTTTACCTTCGTTATAATAAAATTCTCCGTTTATAGTAACCCCACCTGGGAACTGCATTCCCTCGTATTTTTTAGTATTCATCCCGATTACTCTCTTACAAAGAGCCATAGCATATCTTCTAATCCAAATTTGGTCGTATAAATCTGCATCAGCGACTCTTGCCCAAACTGGTAAAAGAATCATCCCATAACAATTTGGTCTTGGAGTAATTCTTACTTTTCTTTGAGCCTCAAGGAACTGTGTTTGAACCTTAATGGTGTATCTCTGTCTCATCATTTCCATATACTGCATGCTTAATTCATATGTAATTAAATCAACACCGCCACCACCACTTCTTGAACCACCACGAGAACCATATGAATTGAATCCAGAAAAATCAGACCAAGCTGTGCCTGGGAAAAATAAACCAGCAGCAATAGCAGAACTACCAACGCCAGCTATTGTTGGGGAATTGAATGTCTCTGCGGAAGCAAAAGCAAAGTTGAGCATTGGATCATTTGGGGCATAACCGCCACCAGCAGTAACCCAATTGCCTTGAATAGTTGGTGTCATATTACCCATATCAAGGGGGGTATTAGCAACGGCAACAACATTGCGAGGTAATTGATACTCTGCTTTAAATATAAATTCAGCAACACCGTGGGCACTTGCAGTAACCATTTCAGAAGTAGTAGGCATTGAAGCGAATTCATTCAAACGTTGAGTTTGAATAATTGCCATATATTGCTCTTCGTTACCATGGGCACCAGCATGTTCAGTGAAGTATTCAATTGCTTCATCAATACAATCGTCCATCTGTGAAACATCAAGAATGACATCAACTACTGGTTCACCAAGTTGTCTACGAATCCAATTACTTAGGTCTGATTTTGTTCTTATTCTCATTAGAGTTCCTTAATTATCTTCTTTAAAAATTTGAGAAGTTCCCATTTATCACTTGAGATATGCTTGTATTCAATGTTGGCATCTTCAAGGAACTTTATAATATCTTCTTTCTTTAAAGCAAACCATTGCTTATTATCAAACGACTTAAGAGTATTTATGGTTTCTTTTGCAAACCCAACTGGTTTATTCTTATCTTCAACAAACACAGCGGGTTTTGTGACCTGTGGAGTTATTTCTTGTACGACAACTGGTTGATTTTTTAATTCTTGTTGAACAATCTCTTGAACTTGAACTGTCATTTCATCTAAATTATGTTCGATTATTGGTTTAGGTCTATTAATTACTAGATTTGATTTGTTAGCACCAATGTTGTCTGTTTGTTCATATAATTTTAAAAAAGCAAATCCAGATACACCCATCATTTCCTTATTATCAGCAACTACCAATTGACCTTGATGAACAACTACAGATTTCCCACCTAAATTTAATCGGATAGGATCTGAACGAATTCTTTTATAAACACATAGTGCCATAATAAGCTCTCTTTCTATTTATATTTTTAAAGTTCGGCGCGTTCTTTTCTTAATTCAGTTAACTTCTTTTTATAGAAGTCATATTCCTTTTCTAAATCCTCAAGAAGTGTCTTTGTTGCCTCATAAGGTGATGTATTAATCTCACCAGTTTTTACAAAGGTTACTTGGCGTTCTCTTGCTGCAACTATACCGTTATCAATTTCATCAAGCATCTCTTCCATATTCTTTATGGAAGCGTTGAGAAGTTCTCTTTCGTTATTTGGATTCACTTGGTCCATATCTACCATATTATTTCTCCTTGTTTTTCTTGGATTTTTTCTCAACTTTTGGTAATGCTACCCCACGAGTTTGCATTTCTTGTACCACATATCCATAAACAAACTGCAAAGCAGTATCGTTTGGAAGTTCCCAAAAGTCTCTTTGGGTTATTAACTGACTAACCATTTCAAACAAGTCTTTAAATTCTTCATCAGTCGTAACTTCGGTTATTTTCTTTCTCTTTTCCAATTCTTTTTTAACTTCTGTTTTAAGTTCGTTCTCTGATTTAAGTTGATTTCTATGAACAATTACTGCTGGTTCAGCATCAATTATTACTTGTTTTTTACTAACGGGCGGTGTGTCTAATTGTTTAATAATATGTGGCATAAAAGCTCCTTAAGAGTATTATATCAGAATAAAAAGGATTTATAAAACAAAAGACCCCCGCCAAAGGCGAGGGTCTTTTTTAGCTATCTTCTAATCAGAGATTAGAATGGGCTTGTGCCGTCAGTCACGGTGCGGAAACCAGTTGTAGCAGGAACGCTTGGGGCGAGGCTACTGTTGCTGAGTCTCTTGATGTGGATGTAACGGTAGTAGTTTTCTGAACCGAAGAGGTTGTTGCAGATGCCATAACGGGTCATGACACCAATTCTTGGGTTGAAGGAATCTTGTCCAACGGCATTGACGAACATCAATGGAACATATGGGCAGTAGATTAAACCACTGTCGTTGTCGCGTGGACCCTTGTAGCCGACTACTGCGTAGTCAACCCGAGCGAACATATCACGGTAAACGGTGAAGCGGCCAATCTGACCAACCTTAGCAACACCAGAGACTTCGGTTGTCATGCTGGTTGCGACACTTGATGGAGCAAATGCTTCGAGGGCCTCAAGAGCAGCGATAACTGCTGGGGAAGCGAGGACGAAGTTACCAGCGCCACGACGGGTTGCGGTTGCGATTTCATTTGAAGCCTTGAGGAGAGTGGTGTAGAGAACACGGAACTTCTCTTGCTCCCAACGACCATCGGCTGAACCACTGGTTGTGCCAGCGGTGCCGTAGTCCCAGGTAAGAACGCCACCAAGCTTAGCAAGCTCAATGATGTTATTCTTGACTTCTGCATCGATCTCAGCGGCGATCTCATAGGCAAGCAAGTCGCTGAGTTCTTGGGCAACGTCAACTTGGTGCATGTTCTGGAGGTCTTGCTGAGCCTCGTGGGTCCAACGAGCAGCGAGCTTACGGGTCTTAGCAACAATTTCTTGTGCTTCAACTGAGAGGCCCATGTAACGAATGCCTTCTGGGGATTCGCCACAGATGTAGGACTCACCGAGCTTCTCGCCAACGTGGACATCATATCCAGGCTTCTTAGCGAGTTGATAGTCGCCACCCTTGATATTGCCGTTATCAACTCTGGTTGCCCAATCTGAAACAGCGGCCATGTCGGCTGATGTTGGGAGAGTGGTTGCAGAGGTTGGTGATGAACCTGAGAAGAGAGCGTGGACTTGGTTATATCCAGCTTCGTCTCCAGCAGTTGCACCGCCAGCAGTTGTCTGGTAGCGATAACGGAGAGCGTATGCTAAACCAACTGGGGTAAACATTGGCTGAACACCAACGAGGTCGTTACTGACGAGTTCTGGGAACACACGAGCAACGAGAGGCATTGCGATAGCCTTGAAGCGTGCGATACCAGCGGTTCCGTCACATGAAGCTGGGGCTTCGAGGGTGCCAGCGCCACCTGCACCTGAAACGGTTGCGCCACCGTAAGCTTCGTTAAGCTTACCGCTGAAGTAGCGGTGCTCTTGCTCAAGCATTGCGGCGGTGTGTGCAGCTTTCTTGTCGCTGCGGATATGGGAAACCATTGGCTTCCATTTTGTTAAAAGTTTTTCTGCGAGTGCGTTATTCATTTTAATCTCCTTTAAGATTGATACGCTAGATAATACTATTTATAACAGGAACCTTACATTTTTAGATTTCTGTTAAGATCCTTCACCCATGATCCCATTTCTGGGTCAAGTTTTGCGGTGTCGGTTCCGTCTACTGATTCTTGAAGTTTTTGTAATTGTTTCTTCGCGGTTTCAGTGACAATTGGTGCTGGTTTTCTCACGGACTCTTCAATAACTACGTCTTTGATTTTCTTGAATGCTACATCAAGTTCATCAGTTTCGTACTTCTCTAACAAAACCTTTGCACGCTCTTTTTGTTTAGCAGTAAAGCCCTCAAGAAGTGAGGATACTTTAGTTGCTCTTTCAAGTTCTTTAACTCTAGCGGATAATCTCACATTGTCCTTCACCTTAGCATTTAAGCTTTCGGTGAGTTTCTCTGTTTCTACCTTTGCCTCTTTGATTGCGGCATGGCCCGTTGAATCAAATTGGATATAAGATTTGCCGAAGGTCTTTATCATTCCCTCAACAAGTGGCTTATAGGCAGCGAGTTGGACAGCAGCTTCCATAATGTTCTCTGGAATAAACTTCTCGAAGCGGGTGTCAATATATTGACCAACGCTGTCGACCATCTTTCCTTTAAACGCATCAACTTCTCTTGCAAGAACTGCTTCTTGCGTCAATTTGTGTTCCTTTAACTCTTCAAGAGTTACGGCTTCAATATGTTTTTTGTATTCCTCACATTCAGCGAGGGTTGTTGCCATAATCTGTTCTCTGAGTTCTTGAGCAGATTCAGCAGCAATCTTCTCTGCTGATTCCATATACTCCTTGATACTCTCAAACATAACGGCTTCTTTATCTTCGGCTTCCTTAGCGCACTTTGCAGCAAATGCTGTAGCGACTTCCTCAAGAGCCTTTTCTTTTTCGGTGAGAACCTTGTTTTGTTCTGCTAACCATTCTTTTAATTTTGTTTCTTTTTCTTGAAGTTGCTTTGTAGCCTCTGCAACCTTTGATGTAACCATTTGCTCAATCAATGAGGAAACTTCGCTTTGAACCTCTTCGGAAAGAAGTTGTTTATCGAATCCTTCAAAAAGCTTTGCTAAAACCTTATCTTTCATAAGTTATTCCTCTTAATAATGTTATTTATATTAGACACCCTTAAAAAGTTAAATCTCTTTAAAGAACTTTTTAACGGCATTTAAAATATATGTATCAACATCTTTTTTAGGCAAAGATTCCATCATATTTTCCAAGCCTTCATAAGCTCTTGAAATTTTCCTAGTGTTGATTGGTGTATAAACTCCACCTTGGAGAATATACTCTTTTCCTTCTAAGATACCCTCAACATAACCCTCTGGTGCTGATGGGTCTGCCACGATATCTTCTGCAATTAATTCAAATTGTGTAACAAGGTTCTCACCAACTGGTCCTCTTGAAAGTTCCCCTAAACCTCTTGAAGAGACTCCAAGTTGACCACCTTGTTTAATAATTGAAGAAGCAATTCTTCCATATTCAGTGTCAAGGAGTTTTGCTTTTCCATATACATCATTGTCTTGCCAAGTTAACTCTGTAATCATATGCGAAACACGGTGTAAGTTTATTTCAACACCTTCGGGATGCCCTAGTTCACCATATGAACGGAGTTTACCATTTGGATCTGCCATTCTCTCTTGTACATACTTAGCAACTGCTTGTTCCATTACCATTTTATCATATACGCGACCATTTCTATTCTTTACTAAGCATTGAATAAAAATACCAGTAATATACATATCTTTAGTGCCAAGTTCCTTGTTTTCAACCAAGGTAACATCTTTAATGGCATTGAAATTTGGAGCAGCAGCTTCGGTAATAAATTTAAACATATGTTTTTCCTTCCATATATTTATAAAATTACTGATCGTGTGCTAATTTTTGTGCTTCCTTGGAGAGAATGTTTTGACAATATTTCTCTGCCCTAAGAGCAATGTTATCAGATAGGCGTGTATCCATCATTGTTTTAAATGATTCTTCCGCACCAACATAATTATCATCTGCTAAATGATTTAAAAAGGAATTAGCAGCTTCCTTATATTTTTCTTTTGTTTCCATAATATTCTTAGCCTCCTCTATATCGACTTTATCTATTAATGTTTGGAATTCCTTCATAACACCAGACCAGAATGCGGTGTCTTTGATATCTGATGTTGCTGAGTTCTTTTGAACAGCAAGTTCCCAGAATTGTTCTAGTTGACCTTGTGGAAGACCAGTTTTCATAGCCATAGTCTTAAGTAATGTAGTGCTACTTTCATTTAACTGTTCAGTGAATTCATCTGGTCCTAATTCAGCGGCAAATTTTTTCATAAATTCGGCAGGGTCCATTTCTGCATTTGACTTTGGTGTTGGTTCTATTTCGGAATCTGGTTCTACTGGTTTTAACTCTGCTTCAATCTCAGCGATCTTACCTTCAATGTCTTCCTTTTTCTTTTTAAGACCATCAACGAGTTTTCCCTTTTGTTCAATCTCATCTTTATATTTGGCGGGAATACCCATACCCTTTGTAAGCATCTGTTTTGTCTTTACAAAATCATTTAAGGCAGCGTTATACTGTGTCTCAGCACTAGTTAACTCTCTGTTTAAAGAAGTCAATCTAGCTTTAATTTCATTCTCTATGTCTTGGTCTTGTTTATTAGACATTGAAGGAGAAACTGGAGCAGCAACGGGTGCTTCATTAGGAAGTTTATCAATAAATTGGGTTACTTGCATTAAAGCGGATTTGTATTGCTCTTTTTGTTCTGGTGCCATTGGAGACTGTGAAATAAAACCTAAAATCTCTCTAGCTCTACTTGAAAGTCTTTCTTTTGAATTGTAGTTTAATGAGTAATTTCTTAAATCCTTATCACCAGCACTCTTTGAAAAAATATTTGAAAGAACCTTGGGGAGACTATCTGGATTCTGTCTATTTCTCTGGTAATCATTTATGGCTCTTAATGCTAATTCAATTTTCTGCTTATCAGCAAGAGATGACTTAGCTGGCGCTGGAACTGGTGCTTTAAGTGCTTTCCTCCTGGCTAATGCTGCTTGAATTGCTGCTATTTTTTCTTTGTCCATTTGTTAATTCCTTTAAATTATAATACCGAATCTGCGCCAGAATCTCCACCACCACCTTCGCCACCTTCTGCTTCATCTTCAGCGTTGAGAATCTTCTTGGCTTGTTTCTCTGCAATGCGTTTTTCAACATGGGCTGCCCATTTATCGTCATCCATTTCAAGATAATCCTTGACGATTAGTTCTGTTGAGAAAATTGGATCTTCTGTATCAATTAATTCCGAGAACTTACTGAAATTCTCAAACTTCAATTCAAGAATCTTAGCTTCAAAAAACTTATCAAATAAGTTATTGCTGAACATCTCAAGAGTGATGTCTTTTTCTTCTAATCCAAACTCTTCCCAAATTCCTTTAAGTTTCAAGTGTGTAATAAAGGTTTGCTTATAAACCTTAACGAATCTCTTTGAGAATCTCTTAACCTCTTTGACGAATTTAACTTCTTCGCGGGTGATATCTTGAGTGTCGCCAATGGAGAACTTATTGTCCTCACCAAAACGACTCTTAGGGATCTTTAATCCACGATAGAGTTTATTAAGGAAGTATTCAACATCGGCAATTTCACCAAGACCTTGACCACCAGGAAGAGAAGTAACATCTGAACTTCTGCCGCCTTGGAAAACTGGGAACCAGAAGTCTTCGGTCATTGCCATCGCATCAAGACCTTCTGAAACATCTCCCGTCTTTGGATCAAAGAACTTGCGCTGACGATACTTGGTCATTAACTCTTGAACAAAGTGTTCTGCTTTACCTTTTGGTAAGTTACCAACATCAATTTTGAAAATACGACGTTCTGGCGCACGGACAAGTCGATATATAACAAGAGCATCTTCCATCAACTTCAAACGACGATAAGTAGTCTTAGCTTGCTCAAGGAAACTTAAAATCAACTTATCTTGTTCTGTTGAGTCAAAATTTGAAATACCAGAGTTGGCATATGAAATAGAACTCTTTGGCATACTCAAAACTTCTTTATCGTTTCTATAAGCAAAGAAAGAGATATCTTCTGCTTCAAGGTCATCCCAAATAGGATGAATTCTTGAATTCATAAGTTTCTTAACTTTGGTAATACCCTTCTCAGGTTTATCATTATCAAAGCAATTTTCTAATGCAATTTCACCATCAATCATAAACTCTCTAAACCAAATATCAACTGTTTCATCAGCCTTCATGGTTTCATACATTAGGTGATTGAATTCTGCTTTGATAGTTTTCCTAGCATGCTCATTATCCTTAATGGCTTGGTTGGTAATTTCAAGCTTGCAGAATTCTGTTCCTGTCTTATCAAAGTTAATTGCCTCATCAACATATTCATCTATAGCAAATGCGATTTCTGGAAACTTAGCCATTTCGCGGTAAATCTCAAGTCTCTGCTGTTTACTAGCTTCGCTTTGGTAGATGTATTTGGAATAAACATTCATCATTCCACTAAAGTCACCAATACCAGCAAAATCTTGGAGGTCAGAGATACCGACTTTCTCTGTCTTACCTTCTTTTTCCTTCTCTTTGCCTTCTAAGGCACTAAATATACCTTGACGGACCTTAAATAATCTTTCTTTTTCGTCTGAAGTAAGAGCATCTTCTCTCTTACGTTTACCGAAGTTTTTTCCGAAGTTAAAATAATCTCTTAAAGCCATATATACCTCTTTTTAATATTATATCCCATTTCGTTTAGATAGTTTAATCGCACTTTGCATTTCTTTTAGAACATCTTCGGTGAGAACTATTTTTTCTATATTTCTTATTCTTGAAATTTCATATGTTCGTATGAATGATTCAAAATTCTTTTGTTTCTGATTTGCTCCGTTAAAAAAAGTTTTTTCAAATCTCGTATAAGTTGATATAACTGGATTCTTAAAATTGTCTTTTTTAATAAGTATGTCTTTCCCAAGAGTATTTGGGTCTTTTAAAAGACTATACTCAACATCTTGCTCAACTTTGAACATTTTTATTATATATGTTTTAATAAAATTAAGACCCTCGCTAATAGAAATGGGTTTTCCGTTTTCTGTAGTAAGTCTTAACATGTAATTCTTTAATTCAACCGCTTGAATCATTTTTTTGGAAGGATCAGCACAAAGAAATATATCTAATCTTTCAAGAAGTTTTCCTTCTTTTGGAGTTATAAGTTTTTTTTCGTTTGCTGGTGTACTATACCTAAAGGACATGATTTCACCAAGACTTAATTCCTCCATTTCACCAGAGGATGTAGTTCTCTTTGGAAAATTTATTTTAAGAACTTTGGTGTTGCCAAATTTATCTTTAAATCTGTTTCCAGCCATTGTCATTGAGATTTGAGATGGGTTCATGCTGATACTCATAACCACTATTTATAAATATTAAATTATGAGCGACCACCTAAATTTCAAAGTTAATAAAAACAGTGACTTACATCAAGGCTTCTTTATGCCTAAAAATAGGGAAAAATATAAAGGAGTTCGTCTCCCATTCGCACGCAGCGGGTGGGAATTTCGAATGATGGAGTTTCTTGATAAAAACCCAAATGTAATTGAGTGGATTAGTGAAAAACCAGAAATTCCATATATTAACCCACACACTGGCACTAAATGGAACTACCATCCCGACTTTGTTGTAAAGTTAAAGGATGGCAATGGTACTAGAATAGAAATGATTGAATTAAAACCAAAACATGAAACTGAACCACCCGTACCTTCACCTAAAAAGCGTAAAAAAACCCTATTAGAACAACACGAACGTTGGATTCTAAACTCTGCTAAGTGGGATGCCGCTAGAGCTTACTGCAAGACACATAAATGGAACTTTAAGGTTCTTTATATGGAAGGTAAGATTTTTAAAGAGGTCGTGCAAGTTGGTTATCGGGTGGGGTAACTAATTTATTAAGTATTCGCCTTACTGAAGAAATGTTATCAAACAAATCCCTGAGACTTCTATCACGAATATATGTTGTAAGTAACTTCGTGTCTGCCATCTTATAATCATCAATGAGATTCTCAAGACTCATTAAAAGACCCTCTGGGGTGTTCTCAAGGTCAATAAGTTCCTTATTTCTATCGTAGTTTCTCTTGATTTCCTTGGGGTTTCCTTGAGCATCAACTTCTTCAAGTAGCTTATAGATTTCTCCAGTATCAATTAAATCTTCTGCGGTGGCTGGACCAGTTCTTGCTCTAACCGCTGGAATATTATCTGACTTATCTCCAGTTAAAATTTTAATTTCAAGGAATTTCTTGGGACTTTCGCAAACCATTTTCTTTCCTGATAAGGCATTAATAACTTCAACATTTTTATACTTTAATAATTGTAAATAGTCACTGTCATTGGTTACGATAGTGTTTATGTCATTTGAGTATCTTCTTACTAGATGAGCAGCAATATCATCTGCTTCTAACTTGTCGTGTCTTAGAGATACAAATGGAAAATTTATTCTCAATTCATCATAAAATGAATTGAGGAAGTCATAAAACTCTTCCCAATTAACATCCTGTTTCTCGCGGAGTTCTGCGCGGTGTGCTTTATAAAAATTATATTTTTGTTTTCTCCAATTAGACCCCTGACAATCAAAGCAAATAAATACTTTGTCTGGATTTAACTTCTCAACAGTAAATATGAGGTTTCTCAATAATTTGCTTCGTATGATATTCATACCAAGCATCTTTACATCGTTTAAATCAGAAAACAACCATCTATACGCTAATGGACTAATATCAAATATTAAATTTTTCATATAAGAGGAATTCCTTATTGATATTATATATCCAAAAAAATAAGGTCAACC